CATACCAGGACCACGACCTTGCACAGAGTCTAGCATAATCTGATACTTCAAATTGGAAGTAAAGATGTGCTTTTGCTCAGGAGTGAGAGACTGATAATCTCCACGGTCTTTTTGGAGGGAGACCTCCTCAGGTCTCCAGAAGTAACCCAGCTGGGACTGTGTAAGTCTATCAAATACAGGGTACTTATAAGAGTCATACCTCTGGACTCCCAGAGGTTGACCGAAAAACATAGGTTGTTTCTTTGTGTCTACTTTATTTTTGTTAAAAACTGTCATTCCTGTAATCTCAGACTTTGCAACTGTCACACTCTTCCTCCTGTGCGTTTAGTAGTTCATCCAGCAAATCGTTCATCTTTGCTGTTTCGACATCAATGTCCTTCTTAGCATCATAAGTGTTTTGATAGTAGCTGGTCTTCCAACCGTACTTATATGTAGTTAGGAAATCGTTTGCCATCACGGACACTGGGACTTCGTTGTCGGGATAGTTCTCTGGATTGTAGGACCAGTTTCCAGAGATTGCTTGGTCGAAGAACTTTTGCATGACTGCGACCACGTTAATATAGCCGCGATTGTCAGACATATCCCACAGTAGAGTATAATTATTTTTGAGAGAATTGTACTGCGGTACAATCTGTTTAAGGGGTCCCTTCTTGCTCTTCTTAATGGACAGGTAGTCTCTAGGTGGTTCGATTCCGTTTGTTGCGTTTGACACAACGGAACTGCTCTCCGAAGGCATCTGTGCGGACAACGTGCTGTGTCGTAGTCCGAACTCTCGGATAGAATCTCGAAGACTTTCCCAATCATATTCTAACTCACTACCGACAATTTCGTCAACGTCCTTTTTGTATGTATCAATAGGAAGGATACCGTCTGAATACTTGGTACGACTGAAGTATTCACATGCACCTTTCTCCTTAGCAACTTGGTTGGATGCCTTCAGGAGATAGTATTGGAATGCTTCGGTCAGTTGATGTACCAGTTTCCATGCTGTCGGGTCATCATAATGCTCACCATTCTTAGCAAGATAATGAGCAAGACCAATGTATCCAATACCCAGAGAACGACGTGCAAGGGTGCTGCGGCGGGCAGCGTCAATAGGATACTCTTGATAGTCAATCAGTTCTTCCAGACCGCGTACAGCAAGGTCACAGAGTTCTTCCAGTTCATCGACACTCTTCAGTTTACCCACGTTGATGGCAGACAGAATACACAGGGCAATCTCACCTTCACCATCGATGTGCTGAAGAGGTTCCGTAGGCAGAGTAATTTCCTGACACAGATTACTCATGTTCACCTTGTCCTTGAATGAGGAGTGGCTGTTGCAATGGTCGATGTTCATGATGTACAGACGACCAGTCTCAGCACGTTCCTTCAGCAGGTCAAGAATTAACTCTTGAGCAGGAACTGCTTTCTGAGGAACATCAGGGTCTCCCTCATATGCGCGGTATAAATCGTCGAAACCATCAGTACCAAAAGCGTCGTAGAGACCAGGCACGTCATGAGGAGAGAAAAGAGTAATATGCTCATTCTTAATGAAACGCTCATAGAATAGTTTGGAAATCTGGATAGAGTAATCCAGTTTCCTTACACGGTTGTCTTCGGTGCCTTTGTTGTTTTTGAGGACGATGATGTCTTGGATTTCTTGATGCCAGATAGGAAAGTGAACTGTCGCTGAACCACCTCGGATGCCGTTTTGTGTACAGCATCGGACAGTTGCCTCAAACTTTTTAAGGAAGGGGACCACACCTGTGTGTTGTACCTCGCCGCCTCGTATCTTACTGTTGATGCCACGAATTCTCCCTGCGTTAATGCCGATTCCAGCGCGTTGTGCAACATAGCGACCAATAGCCATGTCACTGCTAAAGATGCTGTCGAGGGTGTCATCACTATCAACAAGAACACAAGACGCAAACTGTCGGAGAGGTGTTCGCACCCCTGCCATGACGGGCGTTGGAATGTTGATTTTGTGTTTGGAGATTGCATTGTAGTATCGTTTTACATAACCCAATCGTTCCTCTTTAGGATAATCCGCAAAGAGGGTCGCGGCAATCATGATATACATGAGTTGAGGAGTCTCGTACAGGTAACCATTGCTGCGGTCCTGTACGAGATATTTATCTGCTACCTGACGCAAACCAGCATATGTGAAGAGAAAGTCACGTTCGTGGTCAATGAAAGAGTCAATCTTCTGCCACTCCTGTGCATCATACTTCTGCAGAATTTCATCATCGTACACACCCTCAGTGATACAACGCAACACATGGTCCATCAAAGGTGGACGATTCTCAGGGTGCTCACCGTACACTTGCTTACGGAGACCAAACAGGAGAAGACGTGCAGCAACAAACTGGTAGTTGGGTGCGTCCAAACTAATCAAATCATTGGCAGAGCGAATAAGAATCTCTTGAATATCGCTCGTTTTGATACCATCATAAAACTGAATGCCTGAATTCATCTCCACGAGGGAAGAAGAAACACCACCAAGACCGTAGCAGGCATGCTCTACCATCTTGTGAATCTTATCTAGGTTAATTGGTTCGGTAACACCATTGCGTTTGACTACTTTGATACCGTTGCTCATACTCTTTTCCAGTCGTTTAATTTGAGGGTTGCTTGCAAACCTGTGTAGACGTTAGATTCTACCAGATTCTGTACGTCGTGTCCAGAAAGAACCATGTCGTTGATATCTTTCTCTTCAATGCCTTTTGGCCAGATTACTACTTGTTCACCGTCTGCGATTGCTTTTGCGATTCGGTCACAAATTTGTTTATTTCGTGGTTCGTTATCGTAGATATAGACAATATTGCTATAAATCCCACTATCAAGGTGAACGTCACTTCCGCACATAGCACACGCATTGCGAATGAACGTGCTGTCGAAAGGTCCTTCTGTAATGTAGATTCTTCGGGTTGCATCGAGTTTGTCCAATCCATAAATTTTAGGTTGCTCTTCGTCGAGCATGATAGTAACGTACCGCATTTTATCATTCTTATCCAGAGACCTGCCCTGAAAACCAAACCACTCACCGTTAGGGGCGATGAGTGGTATGACGATGCGCGGATGGTCATAGCGCATTGAAGATTGACTGTACGTTTTCTTCTGTGAATTAACCCACTGTTGCCAACGCTCAACATAGTAGAGGTCTTTTAATTTGTCCTCTGGAATCTGTCTTTGCTTGAGGTATCGAACTGCTGGGTGAGAGTTATTTAGGTCTGTAATCTTTGTAAGACCTGTCGGGTTTGATACAAATTTCGGTTTCTTAAACTCAAACTTAGGTTCGGGAGTGTTTCTACCCTTACCCGTCAAACCTTCCTTGTAACGTTCCATGACATATTCGTCATGCAAGTCCATGGCATGGTCCTTCAGGAAGTTAGCAAGAGACCTACCAACCCCACAGTTATGGCACTTGAACACCACGTCGGACCTCTTGTAATAGAAGTATCCTCGTGCTTTGTTCTTGTGCTTCTGAGAGTCACCACAGTAAGGACATCGGAAGTTCCACAGACCGTCCTTCTTACGGGCGAACTTATCTAACCTACTAGACAGTAGGGTGACGTATTTCGTCTCGATGAAACTCATGTGCTACTGCGGGTTTATCTATAGTAGCAGAATTCGACTTGGGTGTCAACTCCAATCCCAGTTGTGGCAGCATCTGTAATACAAAGATAACTGCACCAGCACTCATGGTGACCATCCAGAGCATCTTTTGATTATCGTCTACCTTCTTCTCTAGAGTCTCTAACTTCTCTGCAAAGTTATTAAACATCTTCTCATCATATTTCTGATGGTCAGTGACCATCTTGATGATTGCTTGGTTTGCTTTGTCGCCCTCGTCAAGTCTATTCTCGTGACGCTCCAGGACGATAGCAATCTTATTACTATTCTCGGAGATAGTAGTTACAGCACGCTCTAACTTGTCCAACATCTCCTTGGACAGGTCTTCATAAATATCGAGTTTGGATTCAAGAACTGCTAATTTACCAAGACCAAATGCCATTACTCTTCTCCGCCAATGAAATTCAGAATTCTTTGAAAGGAAGCTTCTGATTCATTTGCGGCATTACTAAACTTGGCACGATTCTTCTGCTTGCCAAGGGACTCATAAGCATCCCAAATTTGTTTAGCCAATTGGGGAGACATTCTTGCTGCTCCACCCTTCTGGAACTGTACCATTCCAGCTTCACCAGACTGTGCAATCTCTTTGATGGCATCAATGTTACCACCAGAAGACTCACCAAGGTTTGATTGGTCAGCACCAACACGAGATTTCTGTTTGATGTTTGCCAACTTCTTCTGCATGTTCTTTTGAAGTTCTTGCTTCTTGAGCTCGACATTCTTCTTCAGCATCTGCATCTTCAAGTTTGCTTGCTGCTGCTTCATCTGCTTGTCATCTTGCTCAGCGATTTCAACGGACTCATCGAATCTCTTACGAGCAAGTGCCTTTGAACGCTTGTCCATGAAGAACTTTGCTGCCTCACCAGGCATGATTCTCTCAATCTTTACATCACCCCTGTACCTGGGGTTAACCAAGAGACGCATCTTCTGCATCAACTCTGCAGGAGACTGTGCGTAGATAATAGTATCGCCTACTTCAGGAATAGAAACCTTATACTGAAGCAAGCGGTTGGGAGTATGATTATGGCGGTCTACTTCTTCGTCACACTTTTTCTTTTTGCGACGAACCTTACCCTTGCCCAGCATGGGGTCAAGACCCGCATTAGGACCAGTGGGGGCAGCGGCACCAGTGAAACCACCGTTACCAGCACTCATTGTAGGTTCTTCGTTAATCATAGTTCTTGCAACTCTTTATCTACGTTGATATCCGATTCTAAATCAGGGAGAAATCCTTGCGGGTATCTATTCAAAAACACTAAAAAAGTTTTCAACACCATCCAGTACTCTCTTTCTAAACGAAAGAACAGCAATGGAGTTGCTGCGTCATCAAAGACATTATAAAGTACAATCAAATGATTGATAATGAGGTGGGTCCTGCATGGACCCCCTCTAAGGTATCTCTTAAAGAGACGCTTCAAATACTTGAAGCGTTTCATGTCATCCTCAAAGTCTTCAATTAGAACTGAAGAAGGATTGTGGTAGTTACGAATAGCGAAGTAGACGTAATTGTCTTCATTCAGTTCATCGAATCTCATAATTTATTGCATGCTATCAGGTGCCGAATGTCAGAGCAACTGCAGTAGAGATGACTTCAGGAGCACCAACGTCTGCATTCAGTTTGACGCGATACTGGTCACCATCCTCATCTGCGGTTTGACCTGCAAGGACCAGGGATGCAGAAGTTGCACCACTGACGTTGGTCCAGCGGCTGCCACCAGCAAGTTTCTTCTGCCACTGATAGGTAACCGTGCCGCTGTTGTCACAGGAAGCAGTAACGCTGAAGGTTGCTGCACCGCTGACGGTGGTCTGTGCGGTAGGTTGTGCAGAGATGGTGATGAGTGCTTGAACGTCTGCTGCGATGGTGTCGTCAGCGAGAGTCTCGTCTGCGTTCGCTTCGGGATTAGTGAGAACCATCAGGTGCTCTGCCTTGTGGCGAGTATTACCTGCTGCATCGGTATAGGTGCGATATGCCCACCAACCAGGGGCGGTGATGCCACGCTCTTTATTCGCTGCCAGACCTGCTTCGGTCTCGTCAACGAAAACAATTGTTTCTGTAGCAGACCCTGCGCCGTTACCTCTTGTACGACCGACAGCGGTCTGGTTAGCAGCAGAGTCAACTCTTCCGTACAAAGACATGTGAATATACTCCGAGTTGTATCCTAATATTTATTTATAAAAAAGGGGGCTTGCGCCCCCGTGTATCAAGCCTCTTCGCGGGCTTTGATTGCCTTCTCAACTACTGCGAGAAGTTGGTCATCCATGTCAGTCTTAGTAAGTGTAACTGCCTTCTTAAGAATAACAAGGCAAACTTCGAGAAGTTTTTCACCCAGTTCTTCATTCTCAGGAATGCGAGATACAGCATCTTTTACAATTTTGGATGCCAGCGGAAGTAAAAATGCAAGCATGGTTTTCACCGATAGGTTTATACCCTATATATGCTCAATCCCAAACTGATTTGTTACCGCGTTTGTGCTTTTTCTCATAAGCATCATACCCAGCTTGCTTCGCTTTCTCTTTCGTAGTAGGACCTTTCTTGATAAGTCTTTCGTTATGCTTAGTAACTCTACGATTATGCTGCTGCAGTTCGGTTTCCTTAGCACCCTTCACTTTCTTACCAGTGCGCTTGGCACCAGGGAATCTCATCTTGTGTTGTTTGTGCTCAGGTGTTTTGGTGATGTCAAGTTTCTTACCAGTCTTTTTCTCGTGTGCATCGAGAACCTTCTGACGTGCTTTGACTTTTGCTAAAGATGCTTGTGCATCTTCTGCTCTGCCTTCATCAAGATAAGACATCTCCGAAAGGATTATGTCTTTTGCTCTACTGATAATGTTGCGGTAACGCTCTGTATAGAGCTCTTTGTCTTTGCTGCTTTCACAGCTTTCTGTTTTGACTTCGTTACCTTCGGCATCTTTAGTAGTGGCCCCCTCTTTTTCTTTCATAAGTTTTTCGATAGCGGATTTAATTGCTCCAAGACTACGATAATTTTCAAGACCGTAACGCGGTGCCTCAAAACCGCCTTTTGCTTTACGGATTACTACACCCCGATGGGATGTAGCTTGTCCAGTAAATCCCTCGGTGTCTTCATAAACATCCGACACCCTGGGATTTACTTTTACGTGAGACTTTTTGGTGGATGCTTTCTTTGTCATCAGTCCTTCTTCTTCAAGTTTGCTTTACGATATTCAAGGTCGGCACGAGTGCCACGGTCCATCTTACCTTGGGACTTGGGTTTGGTCTTGCCACCTACGTCAGGTTGCATACCAGGGTTTGCTGCCTTGACTCTGCGACCGTGTGTGTATTCAGCACCCGATTGCTTGGAGTCACCAGACACCATCTTACCACCCTGCGAGCGGGAGTCAGCATACTCTTTGTCGGACTGACCGTGCTTACCCTTGTAGACTTCCTCAACTTCTTGAGGAGCATAAACTTGATTATATGCTTCTTGAAGTCCCCTAATCTCTTCGTAGTTCATTTTTATAAAGACTTTTCAATTATTTATAAAAAAAAGACC